AATGTTTTAATCAAGATAAACTTTCTTAAAAATTTATTAATAAATTGAATATAGTAAAAATAAGTCGTAAGCTCAACCTTTTAACCAACTTTCTGGTATACTTTTTTCTGCCCATGGAATTCCATGTTTATCGCAAAAATCACCATATGTTGTTTTTGAGCCTTTACGTATTTTTGTGCGAGCAGATTGAAATACAATGCGTATATCTAATTCTGGATGTTGTTTCTTTATTAGTAGATGCTTTTTACGATCTTCTAAAACCCAACGTCCCTTTGTTTCTACTAAAATACCATTTGGTAATGTAAAATCAATTGTATAAGTATGTTTAGTTTCTGGTTTAATATATTTTATAACCGTATCTTCATAACCAAATTTAATTTTTGATTCTGTTAATTGATCTGAGACTCGATGTTCAAATCCGCTTCTATAACCATGTTTAATTGCGTTTGCACGTATCTTAGATTTACGTTTCCATGCCATAACTTATTCCTATTTATTAATAAATATACTAGTAATCCCAACGAACGATAAAATTCATATCGATATCTTCACGTTTTTGCACCGGTTGTGCTAATTTTGAAACGGCTAATAATTGAGCTTTATCATTATATAATCCAATTGTAGTAATATATGGATTAACTTGTTTTGAGGTAAACATAGTTTTTCTATGATCACCTGGTAATGTATGACCTTCTTCTGTCTGAGATAAAATTTTATTTGTAGCAGGTGTAAATGTAGCAGTAGGATTCATCGAAACATTCATTTGATCTTTTGGTATTCTCACTAATACTTCATTTTCATATATTGTATGAGTGCCTTTATATGAAACATCGAACGTATTACCAAAAGCACCAGATCCGGTATTGTATTTTGACATAGGAGACGATACTACCATTTCCCCGTTACGGTAAAATATATTACCAGCTACATTTGTCTGAAACAAAGACCCGGATAGATAATGCCGATTTGATAATGAATTAATTTCTGTATTCGATACTGCATAATCATACATACGTATTTCTGCTATGTAATTATCATTTGTAATACTTTGACTTCCAGAAATAAAATTACCTATTATAATATCATCATGGTTTGATGTTGGTCCTAAAGGCAATGATCCAGATGTAGTACCAGCCGAATTTCCATTAATGAACATTTGACATAATGATGCTGAATTACGTATACATACATGTTGCCATTCTAAATTAGATGATATATAATCCGATGCCGATGATGATATATGAAGTTCACGTGTACCATCAGATGCATGAAAATGTATAGAACCTGATTCTCCATTTCCTGCAGGTCGAGCAACTCCTATTGTGAATGGTGTACGTATGTTAGAATATGATGATGTAATGCTTGGCATGTTAACTGCCACATCACGGTGTTTAGTTGAACCATATCTTTTATCAATATAAAGTTCTTTACGTACACCACCTTTTGATATAATAGGTCTATTTTCAACTACTGAATTATATACCCAAAATGAGATGGCCCAGTCATCGTAATAATTAAATTTATTAAATATATCCTCATGAGGCACGCGTATAAATGTCTTGTTATTAGTTTTAAAAGAATTACCAGAAGTTTGAGATATACCTCCGGTCATGTTTATACCGATACCATTTTCTTCTTTAAAATTATTAGTTTTATATTGTGCCTGTACAGGTCCTTTACTACCAAATTCTTTATTAAATGACATATAGAAAATATTACGATTAGATGATGCAAAACTTGATGTTAATATTATTGTATCACGTAAATTGCCATGGCCATCATCTTGCAATGTATATGAATTACCGTTAGTAAATGTACCTAAAACTGTACCAGGTTTAATTCGTTCACCGACTTCTAAATATGGTGCAATTAAACATGATGCCGATTCATATAAATGTTTTTCTGTAACTGTTGCATTAGTTAATTCATTAGATTTAACCGGATTGTATGGATTGCCATAATACCTATGATCCAAACTATACCAAATTACATATTGATTTGTACCATCTAATGAATTAATTGGAAAGGTTTCTGCTTCATGTCCTACATTAATTGGCAATTTATGATATATACCATTATGATGAACATATCCAGATGATGTAGTAAATGCAGTGCTAGTTATTTGATATGTTTTATATGATTTAAATGCTCGTCGCTGGAAATCATTGGATCGGATTGGTCTAAAAACGGTTGGAATAACTGGCATATCATATCATTTATTATTTTAAAAATCTAATTTTACTTTTATTAATGCTTCTCGAGTATAGTTTTTCAATAAAGGTTGACTTAATTTAGCAATAGCCAATAACTCTCGTCTATCATTATACAACCCAATTGATGTAATAAAAGTTTGAGGATCATTTTTGAATGAATTAAAAGCTAATTGCCCTAAAGATCCAGTAACAAAAGATGGATTATTAGAATAATTAAATTCAGCATTTTTTGCTCTAACAAAATAATATGTTGACTTAACTGCTTCTGCAGAACGAGCTTGAATACCACCAGTAATAGATCCTCCTACAACTCCAGCTGAACTAGAAATTGACGTAAATAATTTTACAGCATTATCACCTTGTATTTGAGATCCAGTTACCGTATGAAAATTAACTCCGCCGGCGGAATGTACTTTATTTAATTCTCGAGCATCTAATATCGCGACACCATGTTGTGGATATAATAATCCATATTTTACAGGGTCATTGGCATTATATATACCTGCCCCATCTAATGAACCAGATATTATATTATAAACTTGGCCTGATTCTCCTAAAGTAGCTGAAGTTAATGATGAATCATCAATTAACTGTATATATAAGTTTTTCCCAGCAAGTTTTACATGAGAACCGGTATGAGCAACATTTGGTACTGATGGTCCTAAAGATCCAGATAATTGAGCTAAAGTTAGTTCAAAATTTCCTGGATCAACTTTTTCCCGCATACGCGCACGATTAAAATTTAACACATAAATTGAATCTGTATCTGATCCATTAATGGTAAACTTTTTATCATCTGGTCCTAATAATACTTGTGCATATTGTTTATAAATTGCTCTAGATGGTGTATCGTTATTTAAACTACCTGCTGCATCTTTTGATCCGGATCCATTAAAATGTCCATATGCCAGAGATAATTCTACATTTGCAGAAGATTCTGAAGCAGGATCTCCGGTACTATAAATTTCTTGATAATATGTTTTCTGAACATCTGTTAAATTTGAAGATGTAAACATAGTTGTTAAACTTGCAACGTTACCGGCAAATAAACCACGCGTTACAGTTTCAACATTATTTGCTAATATATCATCTACTACATCAAATCTAGTATATATTTTTCCTAATCTAGATGTACGAGCTTCAGCTTCACGTTCTGCTATGATCTGATCGGCTAATTCTTGCGCGCGTTCTTCTATTGATATACTACTTGCTCTTGTCGGTGCAGTTGTTCTTACAGTTTCTGCCGGAGCTTCTGCTCGCGCGGCTCTAAAATTCGATGAATATCTTCCGCTTGTTCGTCTAGCCATTTTTTATTATCCCTTTATCTTGCACTTTGACGTATACCTTTATTTGCAACTGTCGACACGCTTAATTTTTTAACTGTTAAATCAACTGAAACTCTACCACCGGTTTCATTTCCAATAATTACTATAGTCGCTGTTTTATTTGAATCAAATTGCTCTTTTGCAATTATTTCAAATTCCATACCTTGTATAGTAACACTTTGAGCCGCTTCCGAATCTCCTATAAATTGAGGAACAGATGCTGATGCTCCATCACTTCCAACAGTTTGAGTAGCTCTAATTTCAGCTACATCAGAATCTGATAATATTGCTGTATAACCAAATTGTCTATTACCACCAGAGAAATTAACTGTATCAGGTTTAATAATAGTAGTTTGATTAGATTGTAATGTTATTGATGATTGCCCAACAGATACTACTGGTATACGTGCAGTACCTTTTGGTAATGTAACTAATTTATGTTTCATCATTTGTGTTTCATCTGGTAATGCTTCTAACATTGGTAGATTTTCTATAGCCGCACCATAAAATGCAGTACCGCTAGGATGTTCTGGATTATATAAATCATAATCAATTTCATCATCTGCTAATGCAAATTGCGTGATTACAAATTCATCACGGCCACGTGCTAACAATTCTCTACCTTTTTTTGTAAGAATTGCATCAATTGTTATTGAACTATTATTTAAATATCCCATATCTTATCCTACTTTTTAATAAATATGCATATTGGTAAATTTACCATGCAAGTTATATCATCTACTCTACCAGCAATGTTCCTGCACCATCCGGTGACGGTGTTTCATTATAAATTAATTGATTAGGATTAACAGAATATACTTCAATAATTGGTTTAAAATTTAATTGAGGATATATCGATGCTTGGTTAATTCCTGGAGCAGATATTTTACTACCGGCATATTTTTGATTTTCTGTCATTATGAAAATATCATCTCGGTATGTTCCAGCAACTGATGATCGGCTAACATATTGTCCTACCGAAGCACTTTCAGGTGAACTATAAAAAAATGTTTCGGTTGTATATATATCACTTGTTCTGGAATTTAAAACAAATCCTTCATTAACAGATCCAGTATGGCTACCGGTTTGTGAAATTTGTACATTTATTAGATAATTACTATCAACATAACCATTTGATGCCGTTTGATATATCGATATCCCAGATATTATACTTTCATCAAATGATATAGAAGCCTCATAATTAATACTTTCTGCACTTGAACTAGGTATCTGTTCTGGTATTAATGCATCATATTGTGGATTAGTAAATTCTGGCTGTCTTATTAATCTAACCTTTGCTCTTTCAATTGCATGCGGTTCTATTAATAATCCCATAGCTTCATCAGCTCGTTCTGGCAATAATTGTTTAATTTGATCAAATACAGCAAAATCAAATTGACTAAAAATTCTTATAAAAGCATTGATATCATTTCTATCAGTATATTTTTTCCAATATTCTTTTGAAAAAGAATCTAGATCGGGGTATTCAATTTTAAATTGATCTTCTGGATTTCCTATAAAATTATCAACATCAACATCACCAATTTGGTTAAAAATATCTTTATTAATTTGATCTGCCATGGAATAAAATAAACCTATGCGATTTGTATCAATTGGAGCTCTATCAAATCTAGAACGTTCTGCGTTCTGTACTGGCGACAAATTATTAATTAATTTATTATCTTCTAAACGTATTTTTTGCGATCTAGGTAAACTACCACCAATCGATACGCCTTGTATGTAATATGTTTCATTAACTGGTACAAAGTTACCACGTATTTCACTCACCGGAGTTTGGAAGCCGCTCGCTGATGCATATGTATTATTTTGATCTGTAAATGGCGGCGAAAAATCTAGTATCGATTGATTTGGATGACTTGATGTAAATCGATAATTACTAGGAGCTCCTGAACAATCAAATGTTTTTAAATCTGTACCAAATGGATAATGACGTATCAACGTATCGAATGATGAAGTAGGAGAAATGCTAGATACGTATGATGTTGGATTAAATGTATGTAAATCAAAACTAACATCATTTACTACCTCGAGCCAACTTCGGTATTCTTGCATAGAACCGGTAAATGTACCAGGAAATATATTTGAATATCTATCATTATTTGTTATAGGAGTTCCATTATAAATACTAGCACTATTAATAGGAGCTCCGAATGAAGCTGATAAAGTAGCTTTAACTGCATATGTATCAATGCCATTAATTTCTCCTCCTAATCGTAATATATGAGAATTTGTGCCATCAGATGCAGATGCCCACATTTGATGCGTATCTACCGATGGAGTTAAATTAATGCTAGCTGAATGTACAATTTTATTTGTAATATAATCGGATGCTTGTTGGCACCTAACAGTATATGTAGTATCGGTATTTGAACTAGTATTATATGTGTTAATTCCAACACTTAAATTCCAAAGATTGCCATCATATACTGGGAAGTAATTTGTCATTGATGCCGATGCTTCCCCGTCCCCAGTCGGTATTACAAAATGCAATCTTCCATACTTATCACTTCCAGAATATGAACTGGTATATTGTAACGCTATAGCCCATGATTGAATTGAATCATTAATACGGTTACTCATCAAAGCCATATTCTGTTTTTTATCTGGTCGGAATCTTATTTCATGTGTCAATATTGGAATTTCACCTCTATCAATTCCCCATGTTCCAATACTACTCGAAACCCAATTATTAGGAATTTCTAGATGGGCGTCAGAATCAAAATGTAATGCATATACAAACCGATCCTCGATAATTGCCGGTACATCATCTGCAACCTTAGGTCCTCCATATTCTCTTATGGAAAGTAAAGTCTGCGGGATACCATATATATTCAATAAAGCTTTTAAAGACCTTGTAGTACCTTTAGTTTTAAGTATATATGGTAAATTATTAACTATTCTACGCCAAATATCAGTTGTAATTATTTCATCTGATTTAGAAAATAATGATCCAGTATTAGCAAATTGACCGGATCCAGATGATACGCCTAATTTATACTGCCACAATGCTGTAGCCTGATTACCATCTGATAAATTCCATCCTAATGATTTTGCAACTTGATATAATACATGTTTATTTTGACCTAATTCTGGATGTTCTTCTGGTTTATATATTTTTGATAAATTATTAATATATGAATATATGATATCATAATGATGGCCTATCATATTAACAAATAATTCATATTGAGAATTATTTTCATCACGTTGTATATGTTCAGGAATTGTTTTCTGTAATGAATTATTATTCTCCGAATCATATAAAGAGGCTGTTGCATACACATCCGCATACCAGGTAGTTGCTAACGGCGATGTTGTAGGATGTAAAACATATTTACCATTTGAAATATATTTAGGCCACGAAGAAATACGATATAATTGAGAGCCAATACGGCCACCTTCAATTTCATATTCCTCTGATTCATACATTGTTTGATGTGTAAATAAGCTAGAGGTTGATTCAGAATATAACCATCTTTCAAATCCATCAAATGAACCTATAACATCATTTTTTTTATCAGTATTTATAGTTACGTTATTTTGTAATGCGGATACATCTGAACCAGATGCGTTATTTAATATACTGACACGATTATCATAATATTCAATTAATTCTAATTTATATTTAAAATTTGAAACTCGTTCTTTAGCAGATGAAAAATGTATAAAATTATTTAAACCTGAATAATCTACCCCCAATTTTACACCTGATAAAGATCCGGAAAACATTTTATCAATTATATCCTGAGATGTGGCAGTATTTGCATTTAACAATGAATTCCATGATTCAAAATCTGTCTCTGTAATAGTACCATATGATGTTTCAATATCAAAGTTTGGTCCAAGTAGTTCAGTATATGAATTAGAATTATCATCTTCGGAATTTATAGTTATAATATCATTAAATGAATCTGCGGTTTCATTAACTATCCATGCCGATTGACCTTCCTCAATATTTGGTGCTAATGGCTCTAATAATCTTATTATTAATTCATCATTAATAACTACTTGATTAATAATTTTTACAAGCTGATCCTGACCAAAATTTAATACAGGCTCCATATCGATAGTTAAATTATCAACAAATTCTTGTAGCATTGTATCATGATTTTCCGGATCATCAACTATTACATGCTCGAGTTTTAATTCTCGACGATCCGAAGATATCTCCTTAACAAATAACATTGGAAAATCATATGTTCCTAATATTGGATTATATACATTTATATTAACATTAAATTTTCCACGGCGAATATTATAAGAATCTAATACCGCGGTATGATCTATTAAAAGAGTTGATGAATCAAATAAACGATTGTTTATTACACCACCCACTACATACCGTGGAGTACCGTCTGGGGTATAATAATGACATTCGACTATGCCATCTTTGAGTAATCTTTTTTCTATATTATTTACGATATTTCTTGCCATCCGCCATACTCATTATAATACAATTCAGAACCAACTGGTTCATATGGTTGCATATATTCTAAATTAAATACTTCATTATTTGTTGCATTAATATATCGTTGATACCGACTAACCTGTACGTAATCTGTATTATTTATACCGCGGCGACCTCCTTCATCATATTCATAATGATTAAAGTCATTCCATACTGGCGAACTTTGGCCATCATCTTTTAAATTGGTAATCACTCCTTCATCGATCATTACATTTAATACCGAATCATCATCTTGCCAATCTCCTGCAGCATTATAGTCTAATTCTAATCCAAGAATATGATTATAATATTCTAATGTGG